GCATGGGGACGATATCCCCATGCGATCGGCCTGTGTTAATCAGACTCTGTTATACCTAGTGTCTTATTTGGCTTCCAGTAAGACACAATTTGGTATCAGACAATAATTAACAAAACAAATTAATTTTAAGGTATAATTTTAAGTAACTTAGTTCAAAGGGCTATTAAACCCCTGATTAGTAACAAAATTATAAAATACTCGGTTCTGACCGGGGTAATTCTTTTAACAATAATATATGATAATTTTATCGAAGATAACAGTTAGCACCTACCAGATGGCGCTGTTGCGTAGAGTATAACCCCCAACTCTACTTCCCAACTTTGATAATTTTTAATTATATTTTTGGAGAATTATGTATAAAAATTGAGGAAACCCCTCAGGTTTAACTACGACGGCGAATTAAGATGAGCGAAAGTAAAGTGCTTACCAAGGAGGCGTAATAATAGGGACCCCTCTAACCAGCAAACACTGGACGTTACTTAAGGTAAGAATTACATTTTATTAGTAGCCGGCTTATAGTAGGCGTTTAAGGTTAAGCGACAACCCTAGTGGTTTACAGTATTCTAGCCTATGTGCTAATCCTCGACGGCAGTAGATCGCTGGCGATCGGGAATATACCTGGATGTGAATTAAGTAAATCTATAGGTATGGATACTCTTCTGACCCTCCAGTTTTACACTGTACTAATCAGCTGAGGAAGAGCAGATTATTTCCTTTTTTTTTCTTCTTATGGTGACAATTTTATGATTTATTTATAAAGTTGTTATTTAATTTGAATTTTATTGTATTGACTTATATATTTTATTTAAAATGAATTTTAAAAGAAATCAATTTGTTCAGCGTCCTGTAGCGCGTATAGCTAGCTATAAACCGTACAATGTTAAATCTTGTATGGAATATAATTTGAATAAAAAAGAAATTAAATCTTTGTTTTTTGAAGCAGATTTTTCTGCTAAAATAATTGCAATGAGACGTAAGTTTCATGAATTAAATAAAATTAAAAAAAATCTAGATTTAATTTATAAAAAATTTGATTGTTTAAAGGTGGTTACACCTAAGTTTAGTTTTGCTGATAAAGTTAAAACTAATAATATAACTTCACAAGAAGCTATTAGCTATACGCCCTATATACCAACTTCAGGGTGTTTAATGTCACTCGAGGAAGCTCGAACAGATTTTAAAGATGCAGTTAAACTGTATCAAAAAGAGCGTAATGAAGCTCTAAATTTAGTTAAAGCGATAGCATCACGTTATCCAAAGAAAATTTACCCTATACAGAAGGATAGGACAAATTTAATTTCCTTATCAGAGGGAAAAGCTTTCTTAAATAAAGAAAGAAGATATTTAAAACGTCATCCTGCTAAGGAAGTAAAATCTTTTCCAATAGGATGTTTTGCTTATACCCCACAAGTAGAGTATGAGCTTAGTAATAATTTGGATATTACTATTAAGAATAATGTAAGATCTTTAGGAGGAAAGGTAAATAAAATTAAGAGAGATAGAAATTCTTTTGAATCCTTAAAAAGTGTCTTGAATAATTGTTATAAAATAAAAGAAAATATAAGGGTCATGGATGAGGATTTTGAAAATAAAATTAAATTTCTTAAATTTAAAATTCGAATGATAATTTTACGATTTCGGAATCCCGAGTATGTTGATTGGTTATTTTCCTCTAAAATGAGTTCATATGAATTACCTAGGCCACAAATGGAAAATGAAGGATTTTTACAAAGTAATACATTAGTGGTAGATAAGAAAAGTAATGTTGTTATTCAGGAAGAGTCCATTACCGAAAAAGGTACTCCTCATAAAATATCTGAACAGTTCTCTAGTTTATCAGTATCTAAACAATCAATAAACTATAATACTTTTACAGATCGATGGTTGTTTTTGGATTCTATTTCGTGGGAGAAAGGAAAAGCTAGAGATTCTATATTAGGAAAATCCTATGAATTACCATATGATGCATTGCAGAGTTTTAAGAGTTCTCCTAATTATGCTATTATTATGAACAATAGATTTTTCCGTTTTAATATGAAAGTTAAATTTATTTTAAATTCTTCTCCTTTTCAAATAGGCTGTGCAGTAGCCGATTGGAGATATGGTTTTAGTGGGTATTACGACACAGTTTATAATGCGTTACAAAGGAATCACGTTAAGTTGAATGCTGGTTCCTCTAATAATGCTGAACTATTTATTCCTTATCATCATTTTAATAGTTATCTATCAAATAAATCTAAGGAATGTAGAATTGGAAAGCTAACTCTTAGAGTTTTGAATTCATTATCTATGAGTGATAGTGTTTCTTCCGCTTGTTCTATATCTATTTATATAGCATTTGAGGATATTGATACTCATGGTCTCATAAGTAGGAGCATTACCGAAAAAGAAATTTTGTATAATGGAGCTCAAGGTCAAATGAACGCTATAGGTTCTTTATGTAATGAGGCAGGTGACGTGTTGGATAAGATAGGTAAAGTTAGTAACGTTGGTAGTAATATGTTGAGAACAGCGGGAGATATATTTAATCAAGATAAACCTCCTTTGCCTCTACAACCTATGTGTTTGGTTCCTCAAACAGTACAATCCTTTGCCTATACAGATGGTATAGTTGAACCTATTAATGTTTTGAGGAGTGATCCTAGAGGCCAACGTCAACCTGCTGTTCATACGGATGAAATGGATATATTGAAATTTATGAAAGGATGGGGTTATGTTAATACTTTCAGTTGGAAAATGACTGACCCTAAGGGTGAAATGTTATATCAATTACCTGTTACACCACATATTAGCGATTACTCAAATTATGGTTCGGCTGCGAGTACAAATGTTATGGGCGTATTGTCTGTTGTTTTGCCACCTATAGGTTATATATCATCATTTGCTTCAAAAGTTCGAGGAAATATAGAATATAGGTTTGAAGTTATTGCAAATAGTTATTATACTGGATCTTTAGTTATTAGTTCAATTCCATTAGGAAAAATGCTTGATCAAATTAATTATAAAGAAGCTATGTTATCAAATACAGAAATTGTAGATATTCAAAAGACATCTATTGCTGATATTTCAGTTCCTTGGAATTGGTATAATGCCTGGATGCGCACAACTAATATTCATAATGAAGAAAATTATTATGCTACTTTAAATGTCTATGTTTTAAATCAATTAATTGGTATAGATAGTGTTCCGACTAGTATTGATGTTAATGTTTATATGCGAGCTGGATCAAATTTTGAAATATGTCAAGTTAAAACTCCACAAATAGCTATAAGAACTGATGTTTTGGTTCCTCCAACAAATTATATTTTAAAACCTTGGAATTTTGAGTGTAAATGGTATACAACTAATAGCTCTAATGTTCAAGTTGATGGAGTGTATCAATGGGTAGTCCCGTATATTGGAAATGTCTCCAATGGTTGGGTAGGTTATACCAACGTTCAAGCACATACTCTTTATAAGTTAAGAGATACTTTGATGAATTCTACAACACAATTTAGATGTAGTAAAAGTCTTGGTTCAGGTGTTGTAGCTTATATAGAGTATGGTTTTTATCATGAAGGTCTAAGTACATCAAATGCTCACGGTTTATTAGTTTTTACAAATAAAGCAAGAGCTGTGGAAGCTTTGAGTTTGATTAAAAAATATGGTTACACAACGAAAGCTGCTAAAATGTTCTTCAGTAAGAAAGAAAATATAGCTGAAGCATATGTTGAAGATAGTGCTTGGTCGCAGATATCAACAGATGGAGGTTCAACTTGGAGAGAAGCAACAAATGATAGTGATTCTAATTTTCCAGTATGGGAAATAGTAAAGTTAGATATAACTGAGCAGGAACAACAAAAAGACACTTATCCAGGAGCAGATTCTATATCAGGTCAAATGGATACGAATGGTATTGTTATAAACACAGAAATTGTTGCTCCTAAAACAAATTTAGGTATAAGTACATATGGGGAGGCAATGCCGGATTTAAAAAGTATTGCTAGAAGATGGCAACATTATGCTTCTTTTGTTGGAGATACTTGTCAAGAAAAACATCCTCGTGATTGTCGATTTTTATGTAAGTTTCCAGTTAGACCATGGAGAACTTTAAATCCAAAAGTTTCTTCAAATTACGATAATCGACTTAGAGACGGATCTATTGGTTTAATAAATAAAATGTTTGCTTATTGGGAAGGAGGTATGAGGTATAGGATAATAGCTACTCATGATATTCCAGATGATTCAACTATTTATATAACGCACAGATTCGATGATGAATCTAATGTTAGTAATGATATATTGCCTGATCAAGATTCTCAATTAACGGGACGTAGTTTTATGGATACTCATTATCCTACTTTTGTGCAATCTTTGAACGTGAACTCTATATCAACTATAGAAGTTCCTTATATGCGGAGTCAAGAAAGATTGGCTACATATGAAGATGCACTTGTACCTAATTCCAATGGTTATGTATATATTTGGGTTCATTCACCAAAAATAGCTACTATAAATTTGGAAATTTATTATGCAGTTGCAGATGATTTTCAATGGTCAGTTTTTAATGGAGTACCAAGATCTATAAATGTTAATACCATACCACCAGAGCCAGCTCCACAAATGAATATTGAAGGAAAGTCCAGTGGTATATTTGAAGGATTTAAAAAGAAAATGAAACCAGATGCGCTTGATAGGATAGAAACTTTATCAGATACTATTCAAAGAAGTACTGAAGAAGTTACTTCTGTAGCCCAATCAGTGGATTGTTCAGTCAAGACTATGGTTGGTACGGTTGATGAAGCTGCGTCTTCTTTTAATAAATTGAGTGATAAAATTTGTTCAGTAATAGATTCTTTAAAGAAAATTAAAATGCCAACATGGTTAGATCCTAAGGAGAGTGATGAAATCAAAGTATCAGGAATTTTGAGTGGTTTATTAGAAAGCAGTTTCGATTTTATAACTCATATAGTATATTGTTTACTATCACCTACTAAGTTAGTTATTGGTTGGGCATTATTAAATTTGTATAAAAAAATTTTTGGATTTTCATTAGAAGGTTTGTCTTGTTTAAAAGAATATATTGGAAATTTATGGGATAGAGCAACTCAATCTACACAACAGCCACAGATTGAGCAACAGATGGAGGATACAGATATTTCTTCTATTTGCTCTTTATTATATTGCTCCTTATGTTCTATAGTTAATTTAAAAGTAAAACCACCCAATTCGTGGAGTAATATTTCAGAAGGTTTATTTAGATTTTCGCAATATGCTAAGGGTGGAGCTTTTGTTGGTCATTTTTTTAAGGATAATATTGAATTATTTAAAAGAATTTGGAGAAAAGTTCTGGTATTATTTGGAGTTAAATCAGATAATTTTAAAATAGTAGCAGGAGTTAAAGATAATCGTTTAAAATCTTGGTTAATTCATAGTACAGCTATTTTAGCCCCTACTGTTAGAGATACAGTTTTAACTAATCATTTGTGGGCTGAACAAGTATTTGCATTGAGTATTGTTGGTAGATCATTATCATTAGCTGTTATTGATGAATCTGGGGCTTCGGTCCATTTGCGGAATTTAGTAACGTCAACACTACGTGACCTCAAAAAATTAGAACAGGAATTAGTAAATCGTAATGTCTTTTGTGGTGAACGTTATGAACCTTTTTGCTTATGGATTGCTGGAGCAGCGGGTTCAGGAAAAACTAGATATTTACAACATATAGCAGATGAGCTCGCTACCGCACAAAATTCATCTAGTGTACATACTTATCATACTATTTCTATAAATCAGAAATATTTTGATGGGTTTGTAGGTCAACCGTCAATTTTAATAGATGATTTTCTCTCAGTTTCACCTCTTCAGGATGAAACTGTTAATCAATTTGTTCAAATGAAAAGTTCTGCTCTTTTTAATCCACCTTATTCAGAAACGCATGATAAATCTCGATTAGTTAATTTTCATAATTTATTAATTTCTTCAAATTTTTTGAGTCTAACAAATCAACCAGGAATACATGATAAGGATGCATATAATCGAAGAAGGGATTTAGTTTTGTCTTTTGAGCTTATAGATAGTAAAAAATTAGCTAAAGTTTATAGTATTGAGGAGTGTAAAAAATTATGTCATGTAAGAGTTTATCATCATCCCAATGAGTTAAATACTATAGATAAAGTTGAAATTAAACGAGTGGAAAATGAAGATTATAATATTACGGTTGATAAATTTATTTTAAATGAGGCAAAAAATTATCATTTGAGGGAAACGTCAGTATTTAAGGATAAAGTTAAAAATAAAATACAACGAATAGAAAATCTAGCATCTACAACTAATAATTTATCGGAATATTTGGATAAAGTTTTCGATACTTTTAATTTTGGAAAGGAAGATGTTTTAGAGAAAAAGAAAGATGATTTTAATGATTATATAACTAAAGTTAAGGACAATCTTTTTAAGGCTTGGAAAGTACCAATGACAGATAATATAAGTCCACAGAATGATAATATACCCCAGACAACATCTAGTGGAAAATTGTGGCTGAAGGATAGTTTATCACCAGATAAAAAGAAAATAGCTTTTAAAGCAATTGAACCTTTCTCTTTAGCAGAATTAGAAACAGAATTTAATAATGGTGATATTGTTTATTATTTAAATAGATCTAGTTATTATCTTCCGGAGCTAAAAGAGAAGAAGGTATGTGCGCACAAATTAGCAAGAGAACACATGAAATTGTACCATTATGAGAAAGATATTAATCTATTTGTTTTAGATCCGGTTATTTTTGATGAATTAGAATTAGACTATACACAACTTCCGGTTTGTTTTAGTCCAGATTGTTGTGTTAGAGTATCTCAAAATGAAAAATCTGAGTGGTCTTTTGTTTTAGATGATAATTGTATATTGAAAACAACCTTGGAAAAGAAACATTTTAAAGAATTTTATATTAATAAAGCCGTTCAGGATGATTTAGCTATAACTAACAAAATTCTAAAATTAGACCAAGTAGGTAAAATATTTACTATTTTGGAAGGTGAAGATAAGCCTTTTTCGGAATATATGGATATACCAGAAAGTTGGTTAGCAGAATGGTTTATTGATGCAAAAAGAGCATTAGTGGATATTTCACCTACTTTAGAAAATGCTAGATTATCATTACAGATAGATAGATTACAACAAAAGATCAGATGTAAATATATTAATATAGGTGATGATATATTTCCTAAAGATAATCCTAAGAAAGGTTGGGTAAAAAGTACTTGGGATAGTTTTATTAAATTAGCAAAGAAAATATTTTTAGTTCTTATAGAGTTGGCTGGATTAATTTCTTCTATAATTCTATTTATGGGTATAGGTATAGGTGGTTATAATTATTTAACAAATTCTCATGTGATAGATCCATTAACTTATTTATCTGGAAAAGCTTGTGAAAATTATGAAATATCTAGAAGAAAAGGAAATTTGCATCCATCAGGAGATTTTAAAACGATGAAGATAAAACCCTCATTAAAGGAAAGAGCTTTAGCTTTAGGTAGTGGTCAAATTTCAACAGATAGCGATGATGCTATATTAAATTTATGTAAAAAGAATAATTACTTCGATAAATCTTCTGACGGTAGATTAAATAAAATAATATCAAATGTTTTCACTATGGTAGGTATTAAAAAGATATCAGAAGAGCAATCACTAAATTTTACTGTTAGATGTATCGGTTTACGAGAATTTGAGTTCTTGTGTTTGAAACATTATATAGATCATTTTGAAGAAAATGGTGTGGATGAAGTTGCCATAGTTTATAGAAAGAATAAAGGTATTGTTCGTTTTAATCTGCAAGATATTCAATTTTCTTGGACAAGTGCTGGATATGGAGTTGGAACTCTTCCAGTTTGTGGTCAGCCTTTTAAAAATATAGTTAAATTTCTTCCTTCTGAAAGATTTGATGGCAATTATCCTTATTCTATGTATATGGTTGAAGTTTTTACAGATGATGTTAAAATTTTTGAGTTGGATTGTAAAAAGATAAAATATCCAATAAAAATTCCTAAAGTTTTAGGTCAAAAACCTTGGACTATAACTCAAGGATTTGAATATAATTGGGAAGGACAAGGTCGGTGTGGTAGTTTTCTTTTTGCTCCTAGTTTAGCATCTCCCTTAGTTGCAGTACATACAAGTGGAATAAGAGATAAATGTGGATTTGCTGAGTTGTTATTGAGAGAAACATTTATAGAAGACAAAATTGATGTCGATTTTGTTATTCCACAGATGGATATTAATGAAAGAGGATTTGAACCAGAAGGTGATTGTTATATTATTGGTCATTTACCACCTGAAAAAGCGGTTAATATTCCCTTGAAGACAAAGATTATACCATCAGAAATACATGGAGTTTTTCCTGTTGAAACTGAGCCTGCTCCTTTGACAAAGTTAGATGAAAGATTAATAGAACCTTTTGATCCTTTCTTTGAAGGTGTTAGCAAAAGATGCGATAAACCAAAAGAGTTTCCAGTAGGTATTTTGCAAGCAGCCTATTTAGATTTAAGAACATTGTTATTGCAATGTAAACCTTTGAGAGATCCTGGGATTTTGAGCGTAAAGGAAGCAATTGAAGGATTAGAAATAAAAGGATATGAACCATTAGAAATAAAAACATCAGAAGGATATCCATGGGTTTTGGAGAGACCAAAGAGAGAATCAGATAAATCATGGATGTTTGAATTTGAAGAAGAGAACGGTAGGAGAAAATTAATAAAAATTTATAAAAAATTAAATGATGTTTTAGAGATTAAAGATAAAATGAGATCAGAATGTTTAGTCCCATTAACATATGCTACTGCCTGTTTAAAGGATGCAAGAATAGTTAAAGAAAAAATAAATAAACCAGGTTCTACACGTGTTTTTGAAATGTGTCCTGTAGATATGACAATAAGTCAGCGTCAATATTATTTGGATTTTTATGCAGCATATCAAAATGCTAGATTGAATGCGGAACATACTATAGGAATTAATCCAGATGGTGTTGAGTGGACTGAATTAGCCAATAAATTAATTAATTTTTCACCATTTATTTTAACAGCAGATTATTCAGGTTACGGTCCTAGATTATTGAAAAGTGTTCAGTTTAAATCGTTATTAATCGAGACAGGATGGTATGAACATTGGCAAGAAAAGAACGATTTGGATGAAAATATACGAGATCAAGAATTTATTAGAAGATACTCTTTTATCTGGGAAAGTTTATGTCATCCTGTTGTAGCAAAGAATGCGGTTATTAATTTTAATACGGGAATGGATTCTGGTAATCCTGCTACAGTAATAAGAAATTCTATATGTAATTCATTATATATTAGATGTATTTATTTAATATTATCAAAAAAATATGCTAAACAATATTCTAGTTTATATTGGTTTTCTAAATTTGTTTTAATGTTTAGTAATGGTGATGATTTAATAATATCAGTTAAGGAAAATATAATTTCATGGTTTAATAATAAAACTTTAATTCAAGCATTTGCAGAGTTTAATATTAAAATGACAGATGCACTTAAAAGTGGAGGTGATATAAGAGAATATTGTAGTTTGGAAGAAGCAACATATTTAAAGAGAGGTTTTAAGAAACACCCATTAAGAGAAGGTCAATGGTTAGCTCCTCTCGAAAAAAGATCAATAAGAGATACGGCAAATTGGATTTGGAGAAGTATGAATAATAGGTTAGCTTCTTTAGTAAATTCAGAACAATGTGCTAGATTATCTTATACACAAGGTCCTGAATTTTATAAGGAAATAACCGAAAAGCTAATTAATGTTTGGAAAGATAAACAAGTTGTATTTAAGGTTCCTTCTTGGGAAAGTTTAGATATACATGTTTGGGAAGGTTTAGACGGTCCAATATTTTCTTATATTTAGGTATGTCTTTTTGTTTTAATATTTCATTTCGTTTTTAATAATATCTAGTTAAGTTTAGATAAGTTAATTATATTTAAATAAAAATGTTAGATGACTAGTTGAAATAGGATCCTTTTATGGCAATGGAAGTCCTACTAGTTAAGGGCCATTGTCACACGAAAGTGAGGCTAGCCGTATTTCAACATCTAATAATTTTATTGTAGAATGATTGATTGTATGAATGTGTACTCATTTAAAACTATATCTTGAAGTATAGCTTAAGCAATGTTAAGTGTTTCTTCAAGAAGCGTTAAATGAGAA